GTAGGTTTCACGAAACACGCGCGCGCGCCCCTCCTGGAAAAGGGGAGGCTCCCCGGCATCGCCGGCCTTGGTTCGTTACGTGAAGACGGGAGGCAGACATGACACCGAAGCAGCGCAAGGCCAGGCTCCGCGAGATCCGGAAGCGGCAGGACGAGATCGCCGCGGACCAGATCGAAGCGCGGAGGGCTCGTTCCTTCACGGCGGTTCTCAAGGCTCATGCGATGCTCGTCTCGCTCGACTCGGAGGCCGCGGAATTGCAGGCGGCCGAGCAGGTCGAGCTATCTCGCGAGGAGCGCGAGAACGTCTGGCGCGATGCGTTGCCGGACATCCCCGATAGCCTTCTCGAGGCCGCTATCGATGAGTACTCGAGGCGCCACTCGGCGACTATCTATCTGGTCCGCGATGGCGATCGGGTAAGTCGAACCGACGGAGCCTGGGTCGCATCGTGACCTGGGCCGAGGCGACTCGAGATCTTCACATCGATGCTTTGGACTGTGGGCTGTTCGCCTTCCGTCCGACGGCTCCGCAGAAGGCTTGGCTGTCGGAGACGGCGAGCATCGCGCTGTGGAGAGACGGCAACCAGCTCGGAAAGACGACTGGCTCCCTGGTCGATCTGGTCCATCGTTGCCGCGGCACTCATCCCTGGCAGACGGTACGCAAGCCTCCGATCTTCGCAGTTGTCGTCGGAGTGTCGGTCGAGCAGATGGGTCAGCCAGGCGGCATCATGCAGAAGCTCTGGGAGCTCATCCCGAAGAACGAGCTCGATCCGGTTACCGGCTTCGAACCCGGCCGCGGCATCACCGGGAAACCGCCGAGGCTTGTCTTCCGATCCGGACCTGGAGCCGGGAGCGTTATCTACTTCGGCACCTTCGCGCAGAACCCGACTCGATACGCCGGCTCAACGATTCATCATGTTCTCTCGGATGAGCCGATGCCGGCCGGCACATATGAGGAGCTCCGTCCTCGTCTGTTGAAGCATCGAGGCACGATGCGGATCAACTTCACTCCGGTTCCGAATATGCCTCCGATGGGATGGCTCCGCTCTCTCATCGATCGCGGTATTATCACGGAGCACAATTACGGCCTCTGCCCCGAGAACTGCCATCCTGAAGGCTCACCGTTTCCATATTACAGCAGACGGATGCTCGAGGACTTTCGGGCCTCGTTGCCGGCGCCGGTTCAGCGGATGCGGATCGAGGGCGCCTGGGATCCGCTAGTCGATGAGCGCTGGATCAGCTCCTTCTCGACCGAGACTCATGTACGAGCCGAGCCGGAACCTCCGGCTGGAGCCATCGTCTTCTGCGGGATTGATCATGGTGTAGTCGCCGGTAAGCAGGCGGCCTGTGTCGGTGCCGTCGTTGGCGCTGACTCCCTTCGTCCCCGTGTCTGGATTCTGGGTGAGTCCGTCGGTCACGGACAGACCTCACAGGAGGAGGACGCCAGGGCGATTATCGGAATGCTTCACACCGCCGGCCTGGAGGTTTCCGATGTAGATCTCTGGGTCGGTGACCGGCCTGCCGATGCGAGAGGACTTGTTCGGAAGTCGAACTCCATTCTGCGGCGACACTTGGCTGCCCTATCGGGTCTGCCCTACAATCGGTTTCCGAGGATCACGACTCCTCGAAAGTATGACGGCTCGGTCGTTGCCGGACTCACGATGATTAACTCGCTCGCGGCAACCGATACCCGAGGCACTCCGCATCTTCTTCTACATCCGCGATGCGATGAGCTCGCTCGAGCTCTGATGACCTTCCAAGGACACAGGCAGGATCCAGGTAAGGATATCATCGACGCTGCGCGCTATCCCATTGAGCGTGTGATAGGGCCTCGTCGTGCCGTCGCACTTTCCCTCCGCTATGGATGAGATCGATGGGTTATTATCCCGACGTATACCCTCCGCGGCCGGCGATGCCGGATGAGGACCGCTCGAAGCATCAGATGGCTCGCGGTGCGATTCTGGATGAGTCCTTCGATCGGGTTCTCGAGTCATGGCTGGAGAACTATGTCTCCCCGGAGATTCTCGAGACCTGGGGTCAGCCCGATACATCGACGAACCCACTCGTCTCCTATGTCTCCCAACTGACGACACCTGGCAGATATGCTCGGCGTCCGATCTTGTTCCATCCGATGCCGACCGCCAACGGGCTGCTCGAGCCAGGCGGCGAGCTCGATCGTGCCGGATGGCTCACGAAGGCGCAGACCTATGAGCGGAGAACCGTCGGCATCGGAGATTACTTCGTCGGTATCGAGGTTCACGAAGGCGAGCTCGTTCTGAAGCTCGTCGAACCTTGCGACATCCATCTCCGCGCTGATCCTCGCCGGCCTGATCGGGCTGTCGAACTGTGGCACCTGAGGCTCCGTCACGATCCGGTGCTCCATCGTTGGGTCTGGACTTACGATAAGTATTTTCTGGGCCAGGGCGATGCCGAGCCCTCGTTGCGGATCTGCAGCGCAACGGAGAAGGACGAGTCCGGAAACTATCTCGACGTATCCGACCGATACCTAGAGGGAGGAGCCGCGGTCGGTGATGCCTACCCGTTCAGATACGAGGACGGTCGACCATTCCTGCCCTGGGTTCAGTTCCGTGCTTGCGACAACGGCCGACTGTGGCACTGGTCCGAGTTGCGCGGTCTGCATCGCGGCACTCTGCACGCCTGTACTTACGGCACTTATGCCGGGAGGGCTGCGCTCGATGCGACGGGGAGTCATGTTCTAACGTGGAATCTCCAACTCCCCGGCGGTGAGGTTCGTCTGTCGAGCGGCGAGCCCTATGATGATGGGATCGGATACCGGCCTGGAGCAGCGCCGGTCGAACAGGTGCCGATTACCCCTGGGGCGATCTCGGCCTGCCAGATCGTTGAGCCCGGAGTGCAGCCCGGAGTCAGCGTAGTCGGTCCGGGCATTAATCTCGCTCCCCTTCATGCCTTCATGCGGGGATATGTTCACGATCTGATGCTTAATCGCGGACTCGGGCAGGCATCGGTCGAGAAGGTTTCGGCAAATCCGGCCTCCGGAGCCGCGCTTCACATCTCCGACCGTCAGCGCCGCGAGTATCAAGAACGGGTCGAGCCGCTGTTTCGGTCCGGGGATCTCGAGCTCATCGGAAAATGCGCCGCTGTGCTCAACCGAGGCCTGGGTCGGAATTATCCGGAGTCCGGATACTCTATTGTCTATCATCGACCGGCACGCTCACCGAACGAGGAGCGCGACTCCCGCGAGACCGATGAGTGGCTCGTGGATAATGGGTACAGGTCGAAGGTCGACGTTTACCGGGAGCGCTATCCCGGTCTGACTTCCGATGATGCGCTCGAGCAACTCCGACGCATCGCTCGCGAGGAGGAGATCGTTGCCTCCGGTGCCGTCGATGATGATCTGGTGCAGGCGGTTGACGAGCTGGAGTCGGCGATCGAGTCACTTCGGGCGATGCCGATGGAACATGAGGAGTCAACGGATGCGCTCGAGTCTCTCGTCGCTGCGCTGGCGATGATCCGGAGGGCTTGAGGTGCCTCCCTTCCGAGCTCCCCGTTCGGTTCGACGCGAGGCGCGTCGAGCTCTCGACTGGCGCAAGGAACTCCCGCCCTCGAGGAGGGGGATGACGGCGGTCGGAGTCCGGCGTGCAGTTCAGCTCGCCGAAGGCCAGCCGGTTTCGATCGAGACGCTTCGTCGGATGCTCTCATTCTTCGACAGACACGAGATCGATAAGAAGGCGGAAGGATTCAGGCCGGGAGGCGAAGGCTACCCGTCGAAGGGTCGGCAGGCCTGGGCGGGCTGGGGAGGCGATGCCGGCAGGGCCTGGGCTCGTCGGATCCTCCGCGAGTATGATCGGGAGTGGTATCTCCAACGACTCGCCCGAGCACGGCGAGAAGATCAGCGGGAACAGTCAACGCCGGCACCGAAGCGAGACCGCATCAAGGGCAGTCGTCGAAACCGACCTGGCTCGGCAACGGCGAAGGGTCGAACGAGCATCGACCTCGGTGAGGCGACGATGAGAACCCTCCGCCGAAAGGCGAAGGAGCATAACGACAAGCACGGATCCGACCGAACGAAACGAGCGACGGCATCGAAGCTCGCCGCGGTGTACCGCCGAGGATCTGGTGCCTTCTCGGCTTCTCATCGTCCGGGTATGACGAGGGCGCAGTGGTCATTCGCCAGGGTGAATGCCTTTCTGTACCTTCTTCGCCGCGGTCGGCCGCGAGATTCGAAGTATAAGGGTGACAACGATCTGCTGCCTTCGGGACATCCCAAGGCTAAGGAGAGACAGACATGAGTGAGGCAACCTTTACGCAGGAACAGATCGACCGGATCGTCTCCGAGAGGATGGAGCGGGTAAAGACAAAGCACGCCGAGCAACTGAGCGCCGTTCGTGCCGAGTTGGCTCTGGCCGGTACCGAGCTCAACCGGCTCCGCGAGCGCATCTCGGTTCTTGAGCCGATGGAGTCGGAGATCACCGGCCTCCGTTCGCAGATCGAGAAGTCGGAGCGCATCGGGTATCTGGCCCAGGTGGGTATTCCGGCGGATGCCCTCGGAGACATCGAGGCGATCTATAACAGCCGGACAGCCGGCCTGGAGGAGGCGCCCTCCTTCACTGAGTTCCTGGCCGAGGGAGGCGCCGGTCGCGAGGTGCCTCTGTTGGCTGGATACTTCGGCTCTGCGGATGCCCCTCAGGATCAGAGCGGCTCCGCTGTCTCGCTGCCTGATCTGAACCGAGGGGCATCCGCCTCCACTCCGGCCGGCGCTGCCGTCTCGCTATCGGCGATGCAGCGCCTCGTCGGTCAGCGTGAATGGTCCTCGCTGTCTCGTGATCAGCAAAACGAGCACCTCAAGAACCTCGACGCGCAGAACGGCACGAGCTGGTCGAAGCGCTGGGGCATCGTTGACTGAACGTCTTGCATCCGTCAGACTCTCGGGCGATGATACCCTGGGGCCTGACGGTAACTCGCCGGTGCAAATGAGGAAGACGGGCTCGAACACTTAGCCACTGGGAGCTGCTATGGCTTCGATCTCTCCTCCGTCTCTCGCCGGCAACGTCAACAACGAAGTCGGTTTTGCGTATACCTTCGCGCAGATCGCCATTGAGCGCAGGCTCGAGGATGCGCTCAACGTGACTCAGACCGGCCTCGTTCGGTTGGTCGGAGATGCGGCCGGCACCGGTTCCGATACGATCCGAGTCACGAATATCGGCGGAACCGGCTTCAATCAGGCGATGACTGCACTCGCCTCCGAGACTGCCGCGATCAGTCCGTCTCCATTCGACCTCGGATACTCGACGGTCACGATCGCCGATTATGGCCTGAGCTACGAGGAGAGCTACAAGGCTCAGGTGCTCGGTCGCGAGCCGGCTGCGATGCTCGACGCTCTCGTGCAGACGATGCCGGACTCCTGGCTGCGGACCCTCCGTGATCTGGTCGCGACTACGGTTGCTGGCTTCTCAACGACGATCGGCAGCTCGGGAACCGCGCTCACGTTCGACGACTACCTCGACCTGCTCGCGGCTCACCGTGAGAACCCTGGCTCCGGCCAGCCGGTCATTCTGCTCCATCCGAAGCAGGTGAGTGATCTCATCGAGTCGGTTCGGTCGGAGTCCGCCCTGAGCCTCTCCGTCTCCGAGTTCGGTCAGCTGACCGGTCTGCCCGGAAACACTCAGACCATTCGGAACTTCGCTGGCCTGGGTCCGGATATCTCGATGTCGACCTCCGTGACCGATGATGCAACCGATTACATCGGCGGAGCCTACTCGCCTGGCGGAGTTGGGTATGCGGTCGGCTCTACGGCAGGCGTCCGAGCGCGAGGGATCGATGCGATCCGCATTCCCCAGTTCGGAACGATCGTCACCTTCCCCTCGTCCTCGAGCACGAACGGTAAGGAAACCGCGGAGGCTCGCAGCTTCCTCGGAGTTGCAGCCGGTTCCAGCGATGTCTTCCTTCAGCGGAAGGTGATCTCCAAGATCGCTCCCTGAGTGAGACGGTTGCGCGCTCGGACTCCTCCTCGGCGGTCCGAGCGCGTTGTCACTCGCCGAGGGACTGAGACAGCCAGATGCCGATTCGAGGAACGAAGAAGAAGACAGCAGCGGCAGCGAGCGATGCTCTGCTCGTTGGCGAGGTACCGGAGGCGATTGATCCTGGCCTGGCCTCGTTGCTGGAGGATCCGATCGACACCGGCCGCGGCAGTAATCTGCCCAGGGTCGAGTCGCGTCCTCCGTTCCTGTACCGGCACTGGCCGATGAGCTGGGAGATCGGCGAGATTGACGGCAGCCCTGCCTGGTTGCCGAGGATCGAGCCTCATCTCCTGGTGAAGGGTGCCGATGGCATCCGAACTCCCGGCCCTCACGAGCCGGAGAGCGCTGCTTATTCCGACAGCGTTCTCAAGGCTCGGCGTAAGGGCTGGGTGTATCTTCCGCTCTCGACGATCATTCCGACCGAGCTGCTCCCGCCGGGAGTTGCGGCCGGTCGATACCGTCGGCGTATTCGAGGAGTGCATCCGGTCACTCGAGTCGAAACGGAGGCCTGGGTATCCGCCTGGGCAGTTCCGCAGTCCGGTCTTCCAGATTCCCCGATTACCTTCGAGCTGCATCGCGAGTCCTGGGATCGTTGGCGGGCTTCGCTTGTGAAGTCCGGTACCATCGCTGCTCCGGTTGCGCAGGCGAGGAATCACATGAGAGCGACGATCGAGAGACATCTCGGCCGAACTCGCAACTCATCGATCTCGCCGGATGTGCGCGCTGCGAAGATCGCCGACCTCGAGCGCCGGATTAAGGAACTCGAAAGCGCGGAGGTGCCGGCATGAGTTCCGATGAGCGCAAGCGCCGAGATGCAATCGCCAGCACCGCGGCAACCCTTCGCAGGGCCTCGAATGGTAAGATGACACAGACGCAGGCCGAGGCTAGAGTCCGGCGTGCAGTCGTCTCCGGCGATCTCAAACGAGCCAACAAGAATAGATGAGGAGTCCTCCATGCCCTTGATCTCCGCTCTTCAGGACATCTCCGCAGCGTCCGCTGTCGGTGTCGGCACCTTCGATCTCGTCGGGTCTGCCTACTCGGCAACGCTATCAGGGGATCTCACCCTCACGGCAAAGCATCCGGCGATCCTCAAGCTCGATCCGGCCGCGGCGAGTCGCGATGTGACTCTCGAGGCCGAGGCCGACTGTCCTGGGCGAATCCGCTGGGTGATCAATGCGGCCGACACAGATCAGGATGTCGTTCTCAAGAACGATGCCGGCTCGGACATCGTGACGATTGATCAGAACGAGTCGGCTGTCGTCTATTGCGATGGAACCGCCTGGACTCTGATCGCCGTTGTCGCGATCTCGCTGAGCTGATCTCATGGCCTCCGGTGAGACCGTTTACACCTACCGCCAGTCAGGGCCTGATGTTCTGCAGCGGTCTCGTGCGAATACGGTTCGACTGGAGGTCTGGCGAGATGGAGCCCTGGTTGCGCCCACCTCGGCGAAGGTCTCGCTTCTCCGGCCTGCCGGAACGGCGATCGTCGATGAGGCAACGGCAACGATCAGCGGCTTGGTTGCAACCTATACGGTCTCGGCAGGTGATCTGCCGGCAACCGAACCGACTGGTCAGCTCTACACCCTTCGCTGGGCGCTCACGATCGACGGACTCGAGAGGACGGTGCAACGGCCTTGCACCGTCGCTCGTTTTCCGATGGTCCTGCCGGTTACCGACGATGATCTCACCGGCGGTGAGTATCCTGATCTGGTCGACCAGCTCGGCGATTATGGAACGACTCTGCAGTCTTTCATCGAAGCCGCGAAGCGAGACGTTCTGCGCGAGCTCGAGCAGTGCGGAACCTGGCCGGACATCATCACCGGACCCTCGGATCTGTTCGAGCCGATTCGTCAGTCGGCCTATACCAAAGTCTTCAGGTTCCTCTTCAGCACGAACGACTCCGAACGAAGCGAGAGGCTCATGGAGTTGCATCGTGCCGAGTATCTTCGGGTAATGAAGGATCTGCGTCTTCGGCTCGATCGCGATGATGACGGGCTCGCCGATGACGAAGCTCGCGAGTCGGTTTCGAGGACGATTCATCGAGGCGGAGCTCGGTCGAGGTACCGGCGCCGCAGTCCCCTCTGGTAAGTCATGGCGACGGGAACCATATCGGCACTGCGGCAGGAGTTCGTGACTCGCATCTCGGCAACGTCGACTGTCGGCCTTGGTCAGGGATCGCTCACGACTCCAACCTGGAAGGAGGAACGATCCCCCTTCGCACTATTGGATGAGCCGAAGGCTCGCGCTCATCTCGCCTTCTCGTGTCAGATCTCCGAGGCGATCGTCACGGATAACTCCGACGGCAGCTCGGCGTCTTCACCGTTCCAGATCCTGGCGACTGTTGCCGTTCTGTTTACCTATCGGGTCCGTGCTTCTCGGCAGGCCGATCTGGACAAGGCCGCGGATGCGGCCGAGGCAGTTGCTGCCTCTATTCTGACGCTCGGCTCCGCAGACGCGGTATACAATATCACTCCGGATCTGGTATACAGTCCGACCATGACCGACGACGGAGAGGCGGTCCTGGTCGAGCAACGATATCTCGCACGTTTCGACTCTACGATCTGAAGGAGCCCCTCATGGCGCGCTGGACTAATCGCCTCATCACAGTGAAGTTCAAGGATGCAGCCGGCTCGCCGGATGAGATCACAGTCGGCCCTGGGCCTGGTGATCTCAGCATCGGTGAAACCAATGCCGAGAACGTCGAGCACATCCGAGTTCTGAACCGCGGCCAGTTCGACGGCTTCGTGCAGGGCGATGATCTCGAGCAGGATGTCTCGATCACGATCGAGCTGGAGAATCAGTCCTTCACCGATGCCTCGGCAGATCGCATCCGAGACTGGGTGATGAAGTCCGGCAGCTTCAACGCAGCAACTTCGGTCGACTCGACGATCTGGGCCTTCAAAATGGAGATCACCGCAACGGACGGCACGAATACTGCGACGATGACTCTGCCTTATGTGCAGGGCAGTGTCGACTTCAAGGAGGGGAAGGAGGCAGTGACCATGACCTTCTCCGGTACGAATAACGGCGCGATTACGGTAACCTGATGGGGTACGGAATGAAGCCGAAGAAGATGATCAAGCCGAAGAAGATCATCAGGAAGACGACAAAGAAGAAGACCAAGAAGGGCCGATAGTCGGCTCACATCGGGAGACAGCATGATCAAGATCGGAGGACGCGAGTATGAGACGCGATCGATTCTCATTCCCATTCGATACCGGCTCCGAGCTCTATACATGGAGCATCAGGACCAAGCGGAGAACCTGTTTGCGGTCGGAGGGCTCATTTTGGCGATGGCGATTCCTTCGATCGTCGAAGAATCACTTCGCGACCGTAGGAAGATCATCCGAGGGGGAGATTACATCGACCTCGGTGAGCGTGCTGCCGATCACCTTCTCACGAACGGAGCCTCGATCTCCGAGATCTTCGATGTCGCAACCAAGCATCTTCTGAAGATCCTGAACGAGCTACCGAACCAGGAGGAGCTCGAGGAGGCCGAGAATTTTTCCACGGAGAGGACGGAGCCCTGCACGGTGTCTTCGTCCGATGCGGCCTAAGCTATCTGGGAGATCCGCTCGGGTGTTACCGCCTGGCTCGGGAGGATCGGGAGGCGCTGTTAGTTCTGCTGGGGTTTGAGATGCATCGGTCTCGAAACGGTCAGAAGACCTCGCGGCAGATCGAGTTCCAGGGCTCGCCTGATTCACTCGCTCAACTCGAGCGGATGCGAGACTAACGATGTCGCTGTCTCAGTTCTTCCGCCGTCAGCGTCGATTCCAGCCCGAAAAGTCTGCCGTGCTCAAGCGCTCGCAGTGGCAGAGATCGGGAGCGAAGTATCTCAAGGGCTATCGGTACAAGTTCAACCCAGCCGACTTGGTGAGGCCGGATCCGGCCGCGGCGAGGCATATTCAGAAGCTGATCTCGGCTGCGTTTCCGGCGATCGCTCACGCCTTCAACGAGCACCTGGGTGAGTTGGCTCTCGATGCCTTCGACGCCTGGCCCACTGATACTGGTCTATCGAAGTCGCTTCTCGGCATTCAATACGAAACGACTGACGAGACGCTCACCGGTAAGATCGTCTGCACGGCTCCATACGCCTACTTCATCAGGGATGTCCCGGCGAAGCGAACGAGCGCAGCGAGGCCGAAGAACCGAGCGCTGAGTCCCTCGGAGTTGCGAATCATGAGCCGGCCTCCGTCCGGAGTTGGGAAGACGGAATGGCAGCAGGCTGTGATCGTTACCTCGCGCAAGATTAACCCGGTTACCTATGCATATGCTCGAGGGGTTCTGAACCGGATCCGCTCAGGGTCGACCAAGCGCCGCAGGCCTCGTCGAGGCAGGCGAGTAGTCGATGAGCTCATCTTTAAGAAAGGCATACCGACGGCCGAGGCTATCGTCGATGATATCGCTCGACTATTAGGAGACTAGCGATGACCGAGCGCAGAGACATCAGCCTGGCGATCATCGCGAACACTCGCCGGTATCAGGAGGAGATGGCGAAGATTCCTGGAATGACCGACCAGGCAGCCGCGAAGGCCGCCTCGGCGATGGTCAAGCAGGAGATCAAGGCCCAGCAGGATCTCGAACGGATCCGGAAGAAGGCGATCGCCGATCGACTGCGAGAGGACAAGGCCGCTGAGAAGAAGCGGCTCCGGATGATCGAGAGCACGAATCGGGAGATCGAGGGCAGTTACCGAGATCAGTTCGGAGCCATCAAGGGACTGAGCGGAGCGGCCTTCGGCGGTATCGCCGGCGATGCATTCGACCTCGGCGAGGTGCTGGTCGGCGTCAGTGGAAAGATGGCTCTGGTCGGAGCCGGTCTTGCGGCGCTGTCGATCGCCCCTGAGATCATTCGAGGGATTCACGAGTTTGCCGATGGAGCCGATGAGACAGCCGAGGCGATGGGTAGGGTTCTCACTCCCGAGGAGAAGGAACGATTCGATCAGTTCCAGCTGACGACGAGCCAACTGACCGCCGAGTTCAATGCCCTGAAGCTGGAGGCTCAACTTCTCGCCGGTGATGCGATGATCGAGCTGCTCCGGGTATTCCGGGAGGTGCTCAGCGCGATCAATAACATCACGAACAGCGCCGCAGTCACGTACATCTCCGAGCTTGGCGATGCGATCGGAGACGCGAAGGATGAGTTCATGGAGGCCCTCGGGCCTCTCGGCGACATCGCTACCGAGCTGGCGAATTTCCCCTTCCTTCTGCGCCGAGTGGCTCAGGCCTTCGCCGATCCTGAGGCGGACTTTGCGCCGATGGCAGCGGCTGTGCTCAAGGTCAAGGATGCGACCGACGACACAGCTGACTCGGCGAAGAAACTCGGCACTGTGTACCATGACGAGTCTCAGAGCGTTGAGGATGCCTTCGAGAAGATCGCTGCCGGCCGAGACGAACTCGCCCGAATGGAGCAGGAGGCACTCGAAGACATCGCGCGAGGCCGAAACGAGGAGGCGAGGGCAGATCGGGCTCGGTACCAGGCGAAGATCGAGCAGGGCAGACAGGCTGCCGCAGCGGCTATCGCCTCAATCGATGAGGAGATGGAGGCCGAACGTCAGCAGCAGATTCTCCAAGGTGAGATGGCAGAGCGCAAAAGGCAGCTCCACGAGGAAGACCAAAAGCGACTCGAGGAACAGCGCGAGCAATTGAAGCAGACGATGCTGTCCCTGGCCGATCTCCAGGCTACGGCGGTCGGTGCAATCGCATCGTTCTCGGAGATCAAGTTCGAGAACCTGCGCGAAGGTGCAACCGATGCCGTCGGCAGGACCAGAGCACTGCGCGGCGAGATCAATGATCTGAAAGCGGGTCTTGAGACGGCCAGCGAGGCCGAGCGCAAGCAGATTGAGAACAGCATCGCGCTCAAGGAAGATGAGCTGGTGCAGGCCAAGAGTCGATCGGACCAGGCGAAGAAGGATGCTCGGAAGGCCTTCCGTGAAGCGAAAGCCCTGCGCATCTCCGAGACGATCATCAGCGGAGCGGCAGCCGCAGTTCGAGCACTCGCGGAGCTCGGGTTTCCGGCCGGCTCCCTCGCAGCCGCGAGCATCGCCCTGACCACTTCAGTCAACGTCGCGAAGATCCGAGCGCAAAAGCCTCCCAAGTTCCATGATGGCGGCCTGATGCCTGACGAGTCGCCGGCGATGCTGCGGAAGGGGGAGGCGGTTCTCAACGAGCGCGCGACTCAGCGCCTCGGTCGAAGGGCTATCGAGGCACTCAATCGAGACGAGCCGATCGGAAACATTAACGTCTTCCTCGGTGAGGATCTCCTGCGGACCCAGCGTCTGACCCGATCGTCTCGCGGCAGGGCTCACTCGGCTATCGGAGCGCGCAGCCCCTATCTGGGCAGATAGCCATCGGGCTCGCCTTTCCCTGTGGTGATATGCTGCCGCAGAAGGGGGAGCACTATGGCTCGAGTCGATCTGCCCGCTCAGGGACTTGCGCCGCAAGATCCGCGATACCGGGAGACGGCTCTCGATGAGTCCTTCTCATCGTATACCCAGGCAGGACCGCGGCCAGGTGTAGCGATCCCGACGAATGCGAAGCAGAACGCTGCTCCCGTGATGTCCGGCGATCAGGAGACGGCTATCGATCTCAAGGTCTCCAAGGCGGGAGATCCCTCGATCGATCGCCGCGGTTCAGCCGTTCTCTGGAAGACCGACGCCGAGGCTGTAACGGCCTATCGCGGCTGGGCCTCCCCGGTCTGGTGCTGGCGGAGTGATCCAGTCCACTTCTCGACAACGGCAACGATCACGACACTGGACGCCTGCGTCGATCACGACAGCCAGAGACTTACGGTCATTCACGCCGAGGGCTCGACGAGTCCGCTCAAGTATAGGGTGCTCACCGAGTCGGATCAGACCCTCACGGCCTCCGATGAGGTTCTGGTCGTTGGCGGAGGTGCCGGATCGATGCGAGGACCTGCCTCGATCCTTTCACTTCCGGACGGTCGCAGACTCATCGTGGAGTTCTATGGTCCTGCCAACCTTCAAGGGCCGACCGTTTACTCCCAGGACACAGTTGGAGGTGCCTGGACGCAGCTATCTGATGATCCCTTCCCCGGAGGAACTTCCTTTATCTCCGGAGCGATCGACGGGCTCTGGATTCGATATGCTCGCGGACAGATCCTCTGCCTGATGACGGATACCGGCGGAAACCTTCACCAGTTGGCATCCGCCGATCTCGGGGCATCCTTTCGCTTCGTTGAGACGATCGCCGGCGTAAGTGGGCAGGGAGTCGGAGTCGATGTCTATGCAGATGGAACGATTCTCGTTGTCGCGCATGATACGACCGACGACAAGCTTGAGGCCTTCCGGCTCGGTTCCGCCTTCGCCGCGATTAGCGATGCTCCCAAGGTAGAGCTCCCGACTCGAGATCCGGTAGTTCAGGCGAGTCTGCCGCTCACCGTTTCGATCGATGCCGATGGAACTGCCTACTGCCTCACATATGACTCCATAAACGACGGACCCCTTAGCGTTTATGTAATCATGTACGAGAGCACTGACGGCGGGCTGAACTGGGTCGAATATACGGACGGCCCAGTCGGGTCGGTCGGCATGGGATTGTTCACGATGCTCCGGTCTGCCTGCGTCAACGGCCGACTGTATCTGTTCACTGTGCTCTCGAATGCGACCGGAGCCTGGATGCATACCTGCTCCGGATGGTCGAACGTTACCCCAGGACCGAATCACACAAATACCGGCAGAAACGGTCTCGCCGGAAACTATGGCCTAACGTCAGCGCTCAACGGCAACTGGTACGCAGCCCTTCTCCCGGCATCCGGTGTGAATGGCTACACTCCCGGCGGATCCGGCACCGGCATCCTCAACGGTTCCGACACTGATGAGAGATACCTTCAGGTTACGACGAGCGCGAATACGAGATTCTATTCGGCTCAACAGTCCGGCGTTACCGCCGGAGCTTCGGCCGTTGTCGAATGGTCAATGCAGGCGATCAGCGGAGGTGGGAAGTCGAGCACTCGGATCGGAGTCTCTCTCCGGCATCGCAGTCTGGCCGGTAATGAGATTGTTTTATTAGTCAATATCGACTCGACCGGCAGCCTTCGGCTCACCGATGGAACGACGAGCAGCGATGCCGTCCTGACAACGAACGTGAGACGAGACTATCTGCTCGAGCTCAACGGGCTCACCGCTCGTCTCTATTCGCGCCTTCATCCGGCGGAGGTGTGGGAGCAGATCGCAACGATTATCTCGATCACGACAGGCGGAGCGGTAACAATCGCCAGAACGACCTGGGGTCACTTGTCCTCTGCCAGCGCGCAGTCTCGCTGGTGGTTTTTCGCTCACCGGCATGAGGACACCGAGGTCAAGAGATCATTCGGAACCGGCATCAACGAGCAGATCGGTAAACGAATCGCTGCGAGTCCGTATCCGCTCCCCGGCATCGGGAGCTCGACTCGCGAGGCTTTCGTTCGCATCGTTGGCGGATTCAACAGGCCGATCGGAACTCCCGACTTCAATCTCGATCCTTCGCATGATTACCCGATCGGGTCGATCTTCCCCGATGCCTCGCCTTCTCCGGATGCGACCTGGCGAAGCACCTCGGACGGCTCTGTGATTGATATCGTTGTCGGTCTTCAGCCCGGAGTCGACAGCCGACTCGATGAGGCGCTGCCGGCAGTCGTGATTCGGAATGCCAACTTCAGGCAGGTCGAGGTCGCAACCGGAACGGCTGCCGGAACCTTCACAACCATCGGCACTCTTGATCTCAACTTCGGTCTTCCGACGGGTATTGCTTACACCCTCGCCGGAGATGCCGTCTCGATCACCGGCTCACCGACTCCGACCCGCTGGCTGCACGCCGATGAGTTAGCCGGAGGCCATATCGACTTTGGTAGTGGAGTCGTTCGCAAGATCCTCGGGCATACCGCCGGCTGTCCGACGGCATCGGCAACGGTGCAGCCAGTTTTCCGCATCGACTCACCAGGCGGAGTTTCGGCATCCGGTACCTGTCGAATCGTGCATCATAGCGGAGTGCTGGTTCTCTCGGGATATACGCCGGCCGCGGTTCGATTCTGGCGCTTCCGCATTCCCGTGCAGGATACGGCGGAGGGTTACTTCGAGATCGGCAGCTTGGCTCTCACCTCGGTCGTTGCGATGGGTAAGCGCTGGGGTCAGGGCTTCACATATGCTGTCGAGCCAGTCATCTCCTCAACCGACTCGGCCTCCGGAACAAGACGGATCGAGGAGCGCGGTACACCGAGGCGCCGGCTCACCGTTTCATGGCAGCACGGCACGAATCTCCATCAGTTGCGAACGAATCAGGCTAACGTCGATCACATCTCGGCCGGTGCTCCTACCGCCGTTCTCGCTGGTCGCGATGATGTGATCTGGCAGCTCGAGGCGCTGCAGTCACGTTGCGAGTCTGGCCGACTGCCCGTCTTGGTTCTGCCGGCGATACCGGAACAGACGGAGACGATCACAGATCCGTCGCTGTATCTGTTCGGCGTGCTCGAGGGCACGATCCAGTCGAGTCATGTTCTCGGAGATGAGGGCTCAGACGAGTTCATTCGCATCGAATCCCTGACGGTTACGGAGCTCGTCTGATGCCGGTTGCGAAGCGATGGGAAGATCTGCGAGGGGCGATCGGTCGCTTCGTTATCGCTCTCGAGTGGTATCGTGACGGCACCCTGTACTGGTCCGATCGTGCCTTTGAGCTCTCATCCGATGCCGGAACCTTGCTCGTTTCCGATGGTCTCGCCGATCTGACGCTTGGTCGGTCGGAGCCATCGCCCGAGGTGCGGATCGTCATCGACTCCGACCGACTCGACTGGCTAGAGCCACTCCGGCGAGGCCTCATCCCGAGCCGGATCCCAGCCCGTCTGTACAGATGGCATACGGGAGACACCTTCGAGGATATGCGTCTGCTCGTTGACGGCTTCCTCGTCGATGTCTCGCTCGCCGATCCGTCTGCACCGAATCGACTCTCCGCGGTTCTTCGACCTATCGATCTCGTGCTGGGGCGATTGATCCCCTCGGTGATTCTGACGAAGGAGTCGATACCGCAGGTTCCGAATATCGTAAACAACGGAGTTGAGGCGGACAGTCCAGCAATCGGCATGTATCGACCGGAGGTCTTCGGTCGACCGGGAGCACCGAACGGCCGAGCGGCGATGCCGATGCTCGAGCTGACGCTGACCGATAATACCCTCGCCGACTTCAAGTCTCCGGCCTGGCTTCTCTGTGGGCATCTCATCGGATCCTCAAACGTTTACATCTGGGACGCTGGAAACGGGCTCGTCACTGCGATCGAGCCGGTTCAGTCCTATACCGATGAGCAAGGGCGCCGATGGTCCGGCGTTGCAAAGACGACAAACCCCTTCTCCGGTTTCCCATCCGCCGACGAGAGGGTCAATAGCGGCCGGGAGTTCTTCTGGGGCATCGCGACCGGTGAGGGACGAGCCAACCCGTACCGCCCAGGAGATCTCCGCGGGCTGTCCGATGTGCTCCGGTATCTGTACGAGTTCGTCGGGAATCGACGAATAGATCAGGGCAGGATGGAGGCCTTCGCGGCCGAGCTCAACCAGTATGCGATCGACGCAGTTCTGACGGAGCCGGTGCAGATCGAGGAGTGGATTGAGGGAGAGATCCTTCGGGTGTATCCGGTGAGAATCATCGAGGGTCCAGATGGACTCTACTGCCGGCGCCGATCATACCGAGCCACTCCGGCCGAGGCCGTTGCTACGCTTTCGACCGTCGGTCAGGGTATCCTGGTGACAGCTGCATCTCCACTCACGCCGGTCTCCGTTACCGAGGCGAATCATGTACGAGTGGAGTATGGATTCGAGAGGCTCGCTAACTACTCGAAGGCCGTGGAGGTCGGAGTCACTCCAGGGGACTCGGCGCTGACAACGACCACAGGCTCATTGCGCGAGGGCGGCTCTCATCTGGCCGAGATCGGTCACTCGTTCTCGGGTCGGATCGAGGCGGTTCTTGAGGTGCCAACGACCTGGGACACCTCGACTGCTCATCGTCTTGCTCTCGACTATCTCGATCGGGAGACGTTGCCGCGCTTCCGGCGTTTATACGAGGGCGGTATCGAGCTGGAGGGTCTGGCGATCGGCGATGTCGTGCAGATTGACGATTCGGCCCTCGATCCGAACCAAATTCTTCTCGGCACGATAGAGGAGATTCAGACAGGGCGCTCAGTCGTTCGGGTAACGGTCGAGCTCCTTCGAGATCCCCTCATGTATGATGTGCCAACGACTTAGGAGCCCAGCATGGCGACGGAACTAGTTCTCGGAGAGCCGAAGCGGATCGCTCTCGGGACAACGACGGAAGCCGTAACGGTTCCCAGGAGCGCACGCTATCTGCGGATCGAAGCGCTGGCGCATGATGTCGTGATCGCTGTCACTGGCTCTGATGGCGGAGCGCTGGCGAGTGACTATGAGACGTTTCCGCAAAAAGCGATCTATATCCGATCGGTATACGGAATGAAGGGGAACGGCCGAAAGCAAGACGACTCGGTGATCTATGTCGCTGTATCCTCCGGCTCTGGCTCGGTGGCACTCACCGCGATGTATGAGGGTGCATGATGCCCTCCCCATGCATCGCACAGGGACCTGGAGCTCCGACAGGAGCATCTTGGGAAGTGCTTCGGGAGGCGGACTTCAGCGCTGCGGCTGCTGCTGATCTGCGTGGCGGCGGCACGGTGGCCGCTGGCGGAGTGACATGGAGCACCGTCAACGGGAACAAGTGCTCCTCCACCTTCGGGCCAGATGGCTCCACGGGCTTCCGCATTCAGCAGACCGCGATCGGGAACGTCTCCTCCGCAACGTCTCCGCGCGTCTATGCGGCCATGAGTTCGATCGGGACGGTGGCCGCTGGTGAGGAGCTCGCGGTTCAACTCCGCTGGAGCGCTCTGGCTACGGGCGGGAACTTCGCTCGGCTGGTGGTCACGCTCTACGGGAGCTCGGCTGTCAACTCGGTGAACGCTGGAGCCATGTACCAGTCCTCTCCCGGCCGCTGGGAGTTCGGCTCGGTGGTGTATTCGGACCAGTACACCGATCCCGGAGTGGCCGTCTCCGACAGTACAGACGCGGTTCTGGAAGTGCTGATCACGGCTGCCGGGATGCGTGTGTATGACCGCGGCTCCTGGTCCGGTGCCTGGCCTTCGGTGGAGGGTGGCACTCTGAAGGATGCGATCGGCACGAAGGCGAGCGCGGCACGTTCGAGCGTCGATCCGAGCATCGCTAGTGCGGAGCTCGGCTTCAGCACGTACCGGAGCTCCGGCGTAACGGACGTCACAGTACACGGGATGAGAGTGCTACGGAGGGCCACAGCATGAGCCAGAGCTATGTCCGAATGAACGTGGACTCCGTGGAGGGTCTCTTCTCCGCGATGTCCAGCCGAGCCTCCATGCTGGGGAGCACAACGCGCGCTCAGCGGGCGGTCCTCTACTCGATGAGCGAAGCGAGCCTCTCGGCGTTGGAGTCGGGGTCACGGGTACCGACTGCCGAGGAGCGCGATCAGACCCTCGCCGCCCTCGATGCGATCCAGGCCGGAATCTATCCGCCCGATCTGGAGACGCTCCCAGCGGCGCAGCCGTGAGCGTTCTCGATCTGGCGAAGCGGGAGAACCTGCCCTGCTGCACCTTCACCGCTCTGGCGTTGCTCGAGGCGGATGGAGCGGAGATCACTTCCATCGATGACGGTCCTCGCGCTCGTGGTTTGGAATGGTGGAAGGATGCAAACGTCTGGGATCCGACTCGCCCCTGGTCCGCGCTCGATGCTGCTCGGGAGATCACTGGTGCTGCCGATCTTCGCGTTCAGGAGGTTCTGCATACTGCACCTCCGTTGCGTGCTGGCCGATGGCATCTCGTACAACGATGGCGCAACCTCGACCCTGGCGAGACTGCCGAGTTCGGAGACGATCTCGTGAAGCCAGGCCAGTCGACCGGTCACACCTATCTGGCTCACTTGGCCGATGATGGAGTCTGCCGAATCGTACAGTCCTCGGTGAATCTGGGCTATCGGGATACCACTGGCACCTGGACCGGATCGGCAGGGCTCACCGGTTATGCGGTCGGTGTCGTATACTTACCTGAGGGCTGGTCCTGGGGGGGATGATGCTGCAGACGAGGATTATCGTTGCAATTCTTGGAGCACTGAAGACAGTCGCTTCGGCAACTCGCAAGGACTCCGAAGGCGGCGCTCGGATCACTCCGGCCGAACGAGATGAGATCATCGGCGCCTGCGTCGAGGCTTTGCTGAGCGTTCTGGATAAGCGCGTCACATCATGATTCTCGCCAGCCGACTCGAGCTCGAGGTCGATACCATTCTCGACGGCATCGAAGACGAGGCCAGGCGCGAGCACGCCGGAAAGGTGCTCGGTGATACCGTCGCAACTCTCACTGACCATGAGGCTCGCCGGCCGCTGGCCGAGGCGCTGGGTGAGGTCGTTCGCACTCTGGAACGGGTGCAAACTCAACTCGATGCCGGGGAAACGAAGGCCGGTCTTGCCGGAGCGCTCGGATCGATTGACGTGAGAACCTGGGTTGGCATCGTGCTGTCTCTCATCGCCGCGGCCGGTGCTGCCACTGGAATCGATGTCGCTGAACTCATCGGAAACCTGGAGGAGCCATGACCGAGGGGGATCGGATCGCGATGTGCCGAGGCACTCTTACCTCAGGCATCGATCTCGAGGAAGTGCGACGGCATCGAGACGCCTTGGCCGCTCGGAGGGAAGCGATGCCGGCCGCAGTCCAAGCGGCGAAGCCCGAGCCGATGCTTTCTTACATCGCGCTCGGGCTTGTTATCGGTCTGATCGTCGGGATTGTTTCTCGGATCGTAGCCTAACGCTTCCGAAAACCCGGCGGTCCTGCGCAGGGACAGTCCAAGCCGGAACATCCGCACTCGTCGTAAGGGTGCGAGGTGTTCCTGTTAAAGGCAGGAATGCCTCGGCGATGTCGCCAACGAAGCACCTGGGTCGGAGTCGCCTCATGCGCCTTCGCGACCGTATGATCTGGGGCCTCGCCTGGCATCGGCAGATCTGGGTCCGGCTTCGGATTCCAGCCTGAGCCCTTTGGTCTTCCGGGCTGGCCTCCTCCTTCGATGCCGTTCCTGCGTCGATAGGCGATAACCGTCTGCCTGTGGACTCCATGAGCCTCGGCAACGACTCGATCTGATGCGATGCCTGGCTGGGGTAGGTCCGGCAACGGCTGCCAAGGGCGGCTCATGAAAGCCACCAGGCAGCGGAGCAGATCACGAACCCCACAGCGCAGGATCCCATCCGCCAGGGTCGATCGTCCGCATCCTCGCCAGGCATATTCAGCGAGGCGATGCCCAGGGCAGTCGCGACTCCGATGAGCCAGGCTGCTGAATCGGGATTCATGCTGCCGCCTTCGTGAGATTCCAGAGAGCCTGGGCAGCATCTGCGCGAGTGGCAGCCTCAGTGACCTTGTGACCATCGGGCGAGTAAGCCTCCCACAATCGAGAGACGTAGACACGCCGAAGATTCCATCTCTCCTCGCGATACCTTACCCGACCAACCTTCTCACCACTGGCGCGATCAAGCACTGTCGCGCTGCCTGCGCCAATGCGGGCGAACTTATACGGCTTCTTCATGTCTGTCTCCGGCCGATCCCCTCGGCTGTGTGCCATCCCTGCAGGCACGGGCTCCAGTAGGAGTGCCGGCCGCTTCGGGTGCGACCGTTACCCGGCTGGCTCAGCAGGCCAGGTCCATATCGCAGAGCACATCGCGACCGTTCGCGCCCTGGGCCTTCGCGATCTTCATGGCTGCCTTGGCCTGCTCGACGCTGATGCCGCTGGTCTCGCAGTTCATGCACCAGAGGGCTGCTGCGTACTTGCCGCCCTTCCGCTGCCGGCCCTCGTAGTCATCCTCGCAGAAGATGAAGCCATCCTTCTGAAGTGCGCGGCAGTGCCGGATGACGGTTGCGCTGGACAGGTCGAGCGCCTCGGTCAGCTCGCTGGTGCGAGCCGAGTGCTTGTTCGAGATTGCGCTGAGGATTCGTGCCTTGGTCATGTCTGTCTCCCTTGTCTGAAGTCATAGTGCTGCAGATACCGGTGAAAGTCCACTGGAATCTGCAGCACAATGCATCTTTCTTAAGCCAGCTGCTGTTCTTCCCTGATGGCTGCTGCGCGGCGCTCGACCATCTCCTGAATTGTGCAGGCTACGAAGCCGTCCTCCGAAAGCTCGCGAGCCCAGTCCATGCGGCCAAGAAGCCGCTCGGCTTCCTCCTGGTCGAAGGTGCGGAACTCATCGAGGTTCCGGCAGACTCGGCCTAAGCACAAAGCGTCCGGGGAGAACCTGGCGGCTCGGTTCGTGCCGTTCAGCTTGTCCAGTCGCACCGCAGCCCGGTAGGACTTGCGGAAGTCCATGAGTGCCAGGTAGGCATCCGGAGTGCATACAACCCAGCCGCTGCGACGTTCGGCCTGGCTGCGCAGGCTGGCGATCTCGCCATTCCATACTTCTTCGTGAGTCATCTCTGTCTCCAGGGTCGATGGTTAAACTGCCGCGATGATTGCAAGCGTCTCCAAGTCTCGGGCGATCGTCCGGCTTGCCCGGTCATCACGCTGACCCGAGCGGGCCTTGGCGATGCTACCGGGAAACCGAGCCTCGATCTTGGCGATCCGGCGAAGAAGGCTTGCCTCCTCCTGGTTGCTGTTGGTCTTACGGGCCTTCGGCGCCTTCCACTCGGGATGAGCGCTTGCGTAGCAGTCAACGCCCCAGACCTTTCCATCGTCATCGATGACGGCCTTCGCAACCAGCGCGCTGCCGCAGTGCGAGCACGAGGCGCAGCCGATGATGCTGCCGGTGAGCATCGCCCAGGGATGATGCTCAGCACCTTCGACCTGGCGCGCGCGTCCCTTAGGTGCTCGAATGAAACGGGGCATACTGTCTCCTTGCTACACACCAGATATACGCAGAACCCCTCGGGATGTCGACGGGTTTCTGCATTAATCTTGTGGCTTGCCCGGTTCGGTCGATTGCTTCGGCTTCATCCGAGACGAGCGACGATTCTGGCGACTGCGGATCTGTACAGCTCGGCGTCCTTGTCCAGATCGCCAGTCCACTGAACAGGCTCATCGCCAACGTCTGGCACATCGCCGTTTTCCTCGGTCGACCAGGGCAGGCCGGGGAGGCCGTCCCAGCCGGGAGTGGCCCAGAGGTCGAGGGTCGGAGTGATCGCCGAGCGCACTCCTTCAGAAACCCGGTCGAACTCGAAACCGTCGAGGGTGCCGAGATGACGACAGAACCGATCGAAGTAATCTGACGAGATGCCGTTGCTCATGCCTGTCTCCTTGCTACACACCAGATATACGCAGAACCCGGCAGGGTGTCTACCGGTTTCTGCAGATATCTTCATCGGTAGCAATCGCAGTGCTCGTCCAGACGTTCAGCCACCGATCGCCTGCGTTGCCTTGCGCGGATCTCCATTCACGAAGACAAGCACGTCCTGGTGAATCTTGCACAGCTTCCGCGATGCCCTGAATTGCTTGTTGGCTCGCATCGCCGCGGTGCCGACCGCGGTTAGCAAGATCGCCTGGTTGTACAGCCCCAGACCAAGGCGCCGGCCGATGTTTACCGTATCGGTTGTAAAGCCTCGCATCAGACCATGACGGTCGCGAAAATCGCCAACGACGATAACGAGGAACCGATGCCGGCGAAGCCGGGAAACGGCAGCGCCAAGCGCGGCCTCCATCCCCGCAAGAAACTGCGGATAGTCCATCGTCGAAAGATCTCGCGGATCGTCGGAATACACCTCGAGATCTCCATACGGCGGACAGGTGAAGACCAAATCTGCCTCCGGTGCCTCCGTTCCGATGTCGCGAGCATCCATCGTCCTCCAGTGCAGACGTTCGGCCTGTTCCGCGGTCAGAAGTTCGTGCCGTTGCATCCTGTTTGCTGCCACTTGTTCCGGTCGCAGTTCTGTTCCGTGGTACCGGTAGCCTTCGCAGGCGGCAACGATGCCTCGAACCGAACCGCCGGCGAAGGGGTCGAGGATCTGACCGCCGGGAGGGCAGAACCATCGATACATCAGCTCAGTAAGAACAGGGTCGAAGATCGAAGTTCCGGTATGACCCTCCGGCGCTCCGGTCATGTACTCAGTCGAGTGCGTATTGTAGCAGGGCGCATCGCGACCGACCTCCGAACGGATGCCGAAGTTCTGCCATTCGTGCTTCCGATCTTGCCACCAGCCCTCACGAGCATTCAGGACGGTGAAGGGATAAGCTCCCCATTCATCCGCCAGCTTGCCAGGTGCTCGGCGCTGGATGGCGTTTCCAAACAAGTCCTTCTGAATCATGCTGTCTCCTTGAGTTGGTATCGGCGCCCCACAGCCGCGATCGCATCAGCCACAAGGGCCTCAGGATCTCGACCGATGGAACGATAGAAGCGAGGGTTTTGATAGGCATCCCATCCGCGGCGAATCGCATCTGCCTCCACGCCGAGCCGGGGAAACCGAGCCGCAATGCGAAGGGCGCCGATGAGATCTCCGGCGTTCCAGGCATCGGTGAGCCTGGATAGCTTCGTGACCGGACGGCTCACGCTCCGGCCCTGGTCGACCAGTCCGGAAGATCCGGCCCTTCGAGGTTGCAGTAGTGCGCATACATGTCCGAGCGGATCTGATCTGCGCGCTCCTTCATTCGGTCGGCGATGCCGGTCAGCGCATCCGCGATCTCGGTCTCGCCGATAGCGAGCGCCTTCGCGCGAGTCCGAAGGGCCCAGTCCATCGAATCCTCGACCTCCCGGATCGCCTTCTTGCACTTGGCGATCTTCTCCATCGTATCGCTCGACATAGCTGCCTCCTTGGTTCCTGACTAATATACGCAGATCGCGGTTAACTGTCGACCGTTATCTGCAGATATCTGCGATTATCCTGGCTCGATGGGTTCGGCGACATCGGCCTGGGTGTAGCCGGTCAGGATCTCCGGCCTGAACCTGCGCAGCTTGACCTCCTGGCAGTAGTCGCAAACCCGGCAGAGTTCGATGCCCTGCGCATCATGCTCCCACCAGCTCTCGGCTCGGTTGCAGCGATGGTTCACAGCCTCGCGCAGGACAGTGCCGATCAAAGAGGCCAGGCCCTCCATTAGCTCGCGACCGTCGGCGGTATATCCAAACTTGAAGGCAAGCCCTCGAAGGCGCTCGAGCTCGTTGGCGATCTCCTGCGCGGTCATCCCGACACCTCGAGCAATGCCCTGCCGGCAGCGGTAAGCCGGAACCGGAACGGATCTCCGCGGAGACCTCGACCCTGCCGCTTCGCGAGTCCTTTCGTGATTAGTCCCTGCATTCGCTGGTGTACGGCGCCGGTATTCGTGCTCCCGATGTGCCGAGCCATCTGTGGCACTGTTGCCGATCCGCCCAGCTCGTTCAGAAGATCGATGCAGTCGAGGGTGTCACGTCGAAACCCGTACAGAACCCTGCCGTGCTTTGCAGCCTCGAGGGCGATGCGTTCGAGTGTCATGGCTGCACCTCGCCGAGCACGAGTGTCTCGTTTCCCCTCAGCGCCTCGTTCAGATCGGCGATGTGCGAAAGCAACTGGGAAACGGTGCCGGCGCCCTCCATCTTCACGAGTCGGAGCCGATCGTTCGGCAGGACGTAGAAGCGGACTCGGCTGCCCGGTGCCTCGGCGATGAGCCAGCGCTCAGATGCCGGACCATGCCAGCGAGTCGACCATCCCATCCCGGTCAGGGTTTCGGTGATGCGTTCCTCATTCGTTTCCATCGTTGCCTCCAAGAATGGCCTTGCGGCCAGCCGGCGAGATCGCCCAGTTGCACATCTTCGAGAAGGCATCATCCGGCACCTCCCAGGAGCGCGGTCGGCCGTTCTTCACGAGCCAGGCATCCAGCGTCTCCAACGGGATCTCGTGCTCCGCGAGTGCCTTGATAAAGCCGGACCAGGCGTCAGGGTGAGTCTTGCGCCGGTCGATGCGCCGGCCGGTGCCTGCCGCCCTTCCCGGCTTTGCCTGTCGTGCCGGAGGGCTGGCGGTTCCCGGCTGAATATCTCCGTCGACATCATCACCGGTAGCGACCAGGAACAGCGCCGAAAGTGCATAGCGACGAGCATAGCTGTGGCAGACTCCATCTGCCTGCGCCGGCGTGAGCCCCTTCGCGTTGCCGCGATCATGCCAGCACTCGCCGGACATCCACTGCCCTGACTTGTGCATGAGAACCCATCGGATCCCTGCTCGCCCTGGTTCCGTGATCGGCATCATCGGACAGGCCAGCCCGTTGGCGGCGAGCGCTGGCTTTACGGCTGCGATGACCGACTCGAGGTCTGCGTATCTACTGCGCAGATGCCCGTTCTTTCTGTTCTTCGCCGCGGTGCCGACCATCGCCTGCGCCGAGGCGACGGCGGATCCGAGCTGATCCTGAGCAACGGTCATCGTCAGACCGTTTACCGTTATCGTTTCCATCTTTCCTCCAGGAATGTCGCAACCATACCAAGGGAGCGGCAACGTGTCAACGGTTGCGCCGAATGGCGTCAGCATGGTAAGCACCTGGGGCAAGGAGGGCATCATGTCAGATGAGAAGAAACGAATCATCCTCAGGGTGGAGCCGGAGGAACTGAAGCGCATCGAGAAGCATCGAGCGCACCTTCAAGACATCACCGGTCTGCGGCTCGTCTCCCTTGGGGAAACCTGCCGAGCCCTGGTGCTTCGCGGACTCGCGACCGAGGAGCCGAAGTCATGAGATACGGGCTTGTCCTCGATATCGAAACGGTGCCGGAGACTCTCGAGTTCGATGCGCCGATCACGATCCCGGAGGAATTTTATCCTCCCTTCGTATCTCCTAAGCGCCGAACCCTTCCCCGTAACTATCGGGCAGGGTCGGAGGCAGCGGAGCGATGGGAGGCCTCGGAAACGGCTCGAATCGACTACGCGATAGCCGAGGGGAAGTATCAGCATCAGAAGGAGTGCCAGGAGAAGTATCTCCGTCTGGCACTCAACCCTCGGCGATGTCGAGTCGTTGCCTGGGCCGTTGCGCCGATTCATACAACTGCCTCGGCCGGCGAGGTCGTTTCTGCCTGCGGTCAGGACGAGCGAGATCTTCTCGCCTCCCTGGAGGCGCACCTCGAGCGCTACCATCGGAACGGGCTCGATCCTTGTCTTCTGGCCTGGAATGGTCCGGCGTTCGACTATCGAGTGCTGTATGCGAGGATGCGGCGCTGGGGTCTGGCCGGTCGTCGGCGGTACGCTCCTCGACCTTACAACGGTCGCGTCTTCTGGTCCGGTCCTGCTAACTGGGATCTGATGCCGTTCGCTCCCGGTGCCGTCAACGGTCGACTGTCGAAGGCCGAGGCAGCTAAGAACTGGAAGATCGAACTGCAGACGGATGACGGCTCCCAGGTTCCTCGGCACTGGATCAAGGGAAACCTGGCTCGGATCGAGGAGCACTGCCGCGAGGATGTTCTCGTCGAACGGAAACTCGCCTGGATCTATGATGTTCCATCCGCTCTCGGGTTGTACGAATGAAGGCGCCGGAGCGGGAGTGCCGTCAACGGCTGCGGGAGATCGCAGTTCGGCTCGCCGATGCGAATGCTCTCACTGATGTCTGGTGGGATGTCGTTCTCGCCGTCGACAACGAGGATAGCATCGATGATCTGCGCGAGATCGTTCGAGTCGCATCGTTCGACAAGCCAACGAATCACCGCGACTCCGAGACCGTTTCGGACATCATCACCGAGCTGGGGAAGTGGGCATGATCTGGCGAGATGAGATCCGTACAACGGAGGGAGTCTTCCATGCCGCTCACGATGGCGATCGCGCTGTGCTGTGGCGCATCATCGACGGCGAGACCGAGGTGCTGGCGCGAGGTAGGGTTTCGGCGATGACCGAGCTGGCCGATGGTACCGGCGAGGCCGAGCATCAGAAACGGCTGCGCCGTTGGCTAAGGATGACGATCTCATGAGCTGGATGGATGAGGCGAGACGTATACCCGTCAGTCGAGTGGCTCCGGCACTCGGCCTGCGCGTCCGGCGTAAGGGCTCAGTCGTTGGTTTCACCTGTCCGTCTCACGGTGAGGACCATTCCGACGGCAGGCCCTCCGGCCGCATCGTGCACGAGGGCCGAGGCTGGAAGTGCTGGTCCTGTGGCGCTTCCGGCGATGGACTCGGACTGGCCGCGATTGTTCTGCTCGGTCGCGAACCGGCCGGACCTGATGACTGGGAAAGCGTGAGAACCTGGTATGAGTCGGCGGAGCTCGTTGCAC